GTGCATCCGGAACGCCCCTCATATACTGATCACGGGAAATCTACCCCCAGACACAAAGGACCCCAACTACCACCCGACGAAATACAGAGTTTTCGAAATACGTGGGGAAGAATTGGTGCGGCAATAATCTAGGAATCGCTCCGCGATTGGTCCTCCGGACAACGGCAACGCCCAAGGGCGTCACCTACGTTGCACTGGGCTGAGAGAGGGGCTGCGCCCCCTCACTTCGTTCGGTTCTCCGGCCCAGCAAGCTGGCCGACGAAACAATTTTACACTACCGCTTTGTAGTAGTCATTGACGGTGAAACCCATCGAAATCTGCTGGTTATCAAGTGTGGAATCATTCTGAATCACGACAAGGTAGACCGAATCTTCACGGCGCTGATCAACAAACTGTTGCTCAAAGGCCGGGCTGGATGCATCTGTTGCAGCATGTGTGGCTTGACCAACGCTGCGGAGCACACCCCCAGCGGGTATCCTGATAGTGCCGCTTGCCACAAGAGAATTGTTCGCGGGGTCAGAAGTTGAAGCAGTAGCCTCAGGAAGAAACTCAGTAGCCTGGGGGTTGGAGAGGGAGACCTCTCTCTTGTAGAGGACGGTCCAATACTTGTGATTTAGCTCGGCACCCCAGAGAGTAGAACCCACCATGTCGCCGGAGCCGTCGTGGACGGTGTAATCCACATCCTTCACAATCTGACCCAAAGTACCTGCCTGTTGGCCGGAAACCCGACCCATGAGATTACGATCAAGTGTGAGCTGGTCGGACTGATTTTTCTTTGGCTTGACGAGGAACAGACAGACCTTGGTATAGCTCGGTTCATTTGTCCAGATCATGTATTTCAGTTTGCTGCCAGTGTGAAAAACACGTGACGAATTTGCAGCACTATCAGAGTATCCAAAAACCATACGTTTTGTATAAAAGTTTTGACTGGCGTTGAACCGGTTGTCCCCCCATCGTGTAGCATCAATCACAGGGCTGGAACCAAGAGGATCGCACATTGAATATGGAATCGGACAGACGTATGGAACATCGCCGCCGAGTAGAGTACCGATTGGCATGATATTTCTTTGCCACGTGGTACGAATTTTCTCAAAATTCAAAGACGTAAGCTTTGTGAGCTGTGTGCTCAGAGCGGCGATCTGGGTGGCCTGGGCGGCAGCACCCTTGCGGCGACGGATGTTTTTCTTGCGAAGGACACGAGGCTTGCGAGCAAGCTTGGAGGCGGGCATACTGGGTATGGTAACTATACCGAACATTTTTTATTCAGTCAGAACACGTCCGCAAACGTCCGCAACTCCCGCAACTTTCGCCAAACTCAAGTGCGTCCGAGACAAATAATAAAATCTCTCGGTCTATACCAAATGCTCAGCTTGGATCAAATGGATCACCCAAAAACGGGGGAGAAGGTAATACTGGAACAATCTCCCCCTAAGCGAGGCCCTCTTGGAGACCGGTGGCTCTTTACATTCAACAACTACTCAGAAAGCGACTTGGATCGGCTGGATCAGATTCTACGCGACAACGAGAATGTGCTCAATGGCTGTTATGGACTGGAATTGGCACCAACCACAGGAACGGCGCATGTTCAGGGATACATCGAGTTTGTGAAACGCAAACGCCCCACAGAAATGAAAGTGTTTGACAGACGGATTCATTGGGGGGATGGACCAGACGAGGAATTCATTCGCACGAAGGGAAAGAAAGGTTCCTCTGGCGGGAGGCCGTGTAAGAAGCATTGCACGCAAATTATGAATATGGAATATTGCAGTAAGACTCGAGACGTGGACGATGTTCCAAACGAGGTCTTCAAAATGTTTCAGTGCAGCATGCCGCGCCCCCTCAGGTTGATTACAGAGGGAATGTTTTTTGGATGGCAGAGAGAATTGGTAGATATTTTCAAAGATGACGCAGCTTGGAACTGTCGAACAATCTATTGGATCTATGGAGAATTCAATATCGGAAAGACTCAATTTGTAAAGTACCTGTGCGCAAAGCACGGAGGGTACATCCTGGACGGGGAAAAGCGGCATGTGTTGAGCAAAGCATACAAAAGCGACTCAAGACTCTACATTATGCCTCTGGCCTGTGGGGACAACAAGATTTCATACCGTGCGATTGAACAAATAAAAGACGGTTGCTTCGCAGCGTCGTTCGGGACAGAATGCAATGGAATGTGCATCCGGAACGCCCCTCATATACTGATCACGGGAAATCTACCCCCAG